CTTCGTTCTTGAATTTAAACTCATAGCCATAACCTTTTAAATGGTTGCTGTAGCTTTCTTTTATCAAACGCAAGCCTTCTTTCCAGCGTGGGTCGTCAAACTTATCCTCGTGCTTGTATAAATCCATCACACGGTTAAACTCAAGGTCGCCTTTGGCATTTCGCTCCAAGAAACTCATTAAAATTTCATACATTTTAATATCTCTTTTCTTGATGGCATCGCCTAGAAATTCTTTAATCAAAGCAATTGCCTTGGTGCTTCGCTCGTCCCAAACAGGCTCTGTATCACGGCGGCGGGTTACCCGCATCGTGTCATCGGTGTTGTTGATGGTAAAGCCGCCCTTGCTGTTTGACCTTATTTTGCCATAGCTTGCTAGTTTTTCGGCATGGTTTTCCATCTCTATATGGCAATAATTTTTAAACTCGCCCAGTTCGGTAAACAAGACTTTGGCGGTAGTCAAGATGGCGTCAATGGTTTTGTCTTTACCTGTTTCATAAACCTGTTTTTCGGCTTCTAGCTTTTTTGCCTGTGCGGCTTTGGCATTTTTTAATTGTGCCTCTAGTTCGGCTACTGTTAGACTGCTCAAGTCTATTGGGGGTGTTTCTGTCATAGTTCTTTTTTTAATTTTATTTATCTATTTTCTAATTTTAAATCAAAGCGTTATACACTACTGGGCTATCGGGCTTCCAGTTTTCTTTTTTGATTCTTGCCAGCGTGAAATCTATTTTTTCTTGCAAGGCAGGTGGCAATGCCGTGGCTTCGTTGCGCATGATTTTGGCACGTTGCCAGTTTATTTTGCTGCGTTCGGTTTGTGATAAAATTGGGTTTTTCTCGGTGTCATATTTCAAAACCAAATCCAAGTCTAGCAATTCCTGTGGTGGTTGATATTGCTTCATTGTCTTACTTTTTTTCAAAAATTTCAACATCACTAATGTCAAAAGTATCACGTTCAAATGTTCTACTAATGTCAAAAGTATCACGTTCAAATGTTCTACTTGCCACGGTGATTTCTTTGAGCAGCAGTTGCAAGTTGTGGCGCACTTCGGGGGCATTCATGTGGGTGGGGTTGTCAATAAGCCATTGCTCTAGTTCGCCACGTTTATTTTCTAATTGCGTTGTCATGTTGGTTGTTTTTAGTTAAAAAAATAAATAAACTCTTGGTGCTTCATAGTAAAATCTCTATTGCGACTGATGCCTTCCATCAATGCTATTGGGTATATGCTAATGAGCAGGCTGGTGGTCGCTTTATAAATCATTTGCATTTCTACCACACTAAAATTGCTTGCTTCTACGGCTTTGATAAACTTTAATTCTCGCTTTTCAAATTCGGTCAAAAACCAATAATTTATCTGGCGGTTGATCAATAGTTGCTGTATCATGCTGGGGTATTTGCCATGCTCTTGGCACCAGTTCCATAGGGTTTGAAACTGCAAATTGTTATAGTCTATGGTAGTCCATTGCAGGTAGTCAATAACTTTGTTTTTAGTGTGTGTTGTTTTCATGTTATATAAGTTTTAGTTGTCATGCTGCACTTGGTTCAGCATCTATTATTTTATGTCCATCCAATACTTTGAGGCTTCCTGTTCCCAAATTGTAAGCGGTTCGCCACCACCCATTCTGCTCATCGGGAATGCTTTAAAACCCTCTACTCTAATTTTTACATCGGCATCATAGCGCACAAATTTTGCGGTGTTGCCCAGTGGTTCTTTGCCTTCTGCATGGCTGTTGAATATAAACAGCACGTCGGTAAATTCTTCTTTCAAGTCAATATACTGCCGCTTGGTAAGCCCTGTATATTGAAAACTATCAATAAAAACAAAATGCGGATGCTTTTTTTTGCGCAAGCGCACTTTCATTTCTTCTATGGGTTCACGGTTCAAAATCATAAGGTTTTTTCTAATCGATTCTGACTCGTCCATACCCGTTTCTATAATGTTTTTTTGCATCGATAGCCTTGCTCCTTCTTCTAGCGTGTTATAAGCCACCTTGCCGTGTTTGGTTAATTCTTTGGCAAGGGTCATTAAAAATCTTGACTTGCCATGCCCCGAGTTGCCCCACACAAACCAAACACCATTGCGCTCGGGCATGCCTATAAAATCTTGCCATTTGCCTGTTAAATCAATGGTTTTAAAAACCTTGTTTTTTAACTCGGTTACCGATATGGCTCGGTTAATTTTCGGTTTGTCCGCCATATTGCTGTTGTTTAAGGGCGTGAACTTTTCTTTTAACACGGCGCAAATCAAGCTCGCAGTCGTCCCAAACAGCTTTTATTTGTGATTTTTCAGTAATGCCATTTGCCATGCACACCTGTGTGACATCAGTAAACCCTACGCCTTTTAGCTCAATAAACTTGCGCCCGATGCGGCTGTATATTTCTTTGTAGCCTTTTTTGTTGATTTTCAACCCTCGTTTAATGCGCTTTTCAAGATGGTCAGTGGCACACAAAACTATCCCGCACCTGTCTTCGAGCTTGTTGTATAGGGTGATAAAAAAATACAACACTTGATCCGTCAATTTATCGGCTTCGTCAAACACAATAAGCGGACTTTCTTTTTTCAAAAGTTGGCTCACTACCTCAAACATCATTTCTGAAACAGTAAGCCCAGAAAAATCACGCCCCATGCTTTGCAACAATTCTTGCAAAAAATATTTTTTGTTCCAAAACTCCGAACAGCTCAAAGCAAAAACGTTGCTGTTGCTTTGGGCATAATATTCCATCGATTTTGATTTGCCTGTGCCAGCATCGCCCACGATGGCAAAAACGTTGGCAAATTTTTGAGCATCGGCCAATAAAAAATTCAATTTTTTGCAATCTCTCGTTTCTACCATTACCCAATCAGGATTTTTATTGTTCTTGATTTGACTTTCAATATTGCGCCACATTTCGTCCGAAACCAGTTCGGTATTGCCATTAAGTATTTGGCTAATAGTCGCTGTAGAAACGCCATTTAAAGCATTGGCGGCTTTGTTTTGCGAGCCTTTTTGTTGGCAAAAAGCCTTTAGGCTGTCGGTAATTTGTTTTTTTTGTAAATCGTTCATAATAAGTTGTTGTTAGCGTTAGTTAGAAATCATTGTAATAATTAGTTTTGTCGTCGTCGTCCGAAAGCAACACCATGTTAGATTGTGCTTTTTGCACCTGCCCAATACTAATGTTGTTTTTCTTGCTGGCTCGTGAGCTTTCTATACCTTTCAAAACAGGACTGTTTAAACCATAATCCTCAGCACGGCGACTGTGTTTTTCAAGTATGGCTTCCATAGCATCCCTGTCGGCAACACGCAAGCGTTTATTTTCTTGATCCACTGCTTGAAAGAATTTAGCTTCGCCTTCCAGTTGCTCTTGTTGCCCACGATGCAAGACTGTTTTAGTTTCGGCAGCCGCCACATGGCGCAAACCAAGTGGGGTGTTTTTATACAGCTGCACCATCGTCATGTCGTCAGGGTCATACTTCACTATAAATTTTTCGTCAATATTGTTTCGCAACCATTCTTGGTCGGGCATGCGGTTTTCGTTAAAAACCATATACTGGTACTCGGTTTTACTTTCTTTAAAACTAATGCCATAAGCCGTGCAGGTAATAGGTTTGTCTCTTGTAATCCAAAACATATCAACCATATCCCACATGTTTATAGAAGCGGCAGCGGGGTTGCTAGAGGTTAAATAGGTTTCTAGCCTTGATTTGCCAGTAGTGGGGTGTGACGCTTCGTTCCATTCTTGGCGGCGTTGCTTATAAATGGCTTTTACTTCGTCAAGCGTAGGCAGGTTGCTTTTATTTGCCAAAATCATTTCCGTATTCTCTTTGCTTTCTTTGGCTTTGGCTTGAATGTTTTGCCCGGTAAAAAACCAGTCTCTTTTTAAATACCCCTGTTGAAAACGGGCAAAGGCATTTTCGATAGTTTTTGATTTACCGTTATATGGTGCCGTGCGGGTGGTTAATCTTGCTAGTTTGCCAAGAAAACTTTGGGCTTCTAGTTTTTTTGTGCCGCCTTGATTGTCAAACTTCACTTCATAGGGCTTACAACCCGAAATTTGCAATGCCATTTTAAAAGCGTGGTATTGGGCGTGAAAATCCTCTTTGTCAGAGATATGATAGCCCAAAAACACTTCGCTATAGGTATCAAAAACTTCATAGACTTGGGTAGTTTTAATTACCATTTTTCCTTCCTTATTTACAGCTTGGTAGTAGTAGTTTAATTTAGTACCATCGCTATACCATAAACTATCTCTCAATGTTGGCAACACGGTTGTGTGCTGGTAGTTGAATTTTTCTTTGGCGGCAATAGAACCAAAACGGTGTGCATACCATAAGTTTTCTATTTTTGGATCGGTCAAAAAGTTAATCAGCGACTGTTCGCTTTTTAATTCCTTCCAATCTTTATGTATAGCCATCTCGTTATACTGGGCTAGCAAGTGTGCATAGCCAGTGCATTTTTGCACTTGGTCTGCCCAGCGTGCCAGCACCCATGATTTGGCTTCTTCGTTTATTTTTTCGGCATTTTTATGCCCAAACCCGCTGTGTATCAAACTGGCATAACCATTAATCTTGTATTTATTGTATTTATCACGCAATCGGCGTTCATTTTCGGGCAAAGTGTGCGGATAAGTGTGTTTTGGCAATTCAGTAATAATTTTGGTTATCTTTTCCCAAGGTTTTACTTTTGAGCCTAGTCCTGTCATTTTACCCCTAGTACTGGCAACAATAGCAGTAATGGCGTTAAAAATTTCGGCATTACACACATATTCTCTAATGTTTTTTTCAGGCAAAGCCTCGTGAGTATCTAGCGTGTAGTCGTTAAAAAATCTTTCGGCGGCGGCATCTTTTATTATAAAATTTCTAAAAGGGATATGGTGCATGTTTGCCTCGGGCGCACCAAGTGCCGCTTTTACCACTTCTTGATAAGCAGGTGTGAGGCTTTCAAATGCCACAAATGCGGTATTGCCTTGCCCTTTACCAGCCTTGGTGCGGATGATTTTACCACGATGACAACTTATATTGTAATTTTTATAAGTCATCAACCCTAAATCATCATAGAGTAGTTTGGCTGGTATAGATAATATGTTATTGTGGTATTGATACATTCTTAATTATAAATTATAAATTATGAATTATAAATTTTGTTCCAACCAAGGACTCGAACCTTGCAAACACACTCACTTGTATTTGACACCTGTATTGGAGTAATCACTATATTTGTAACCTCTTAACTTTAAAAATAATAGTGATATGATTTCTGTAAATTCCTCTGTAATAAGAGCCGTCGACTATGATGGTGACAATTCTATTTTGTATATAAAATTTAATAGTGGCACGACTTATAAATATTATAGAGTACCCGAAGCTATTTTTAGAGGTTTGCTAAACTCCCAATCTAAAGGCACTTATTTTAACCAACGAATTAAGGATAGGTTTCGAGCTTTTTAATTCTGAACGACTCTTTTTTAATAAACTTATGACTCACTTTTTTCGGGTTTCTATCAATAGCCCAAAGCCCTATTGTAGTAGCTTCATGGTATCGAAGTCTATTAATTTCTGAAAACATTCTTATTAAATCTTTTACTTTAATTGAAACTTCAATTTCGTCGGTATTTAATTCAAACTCTATTTTCATAATTTTTTTTTTGCTATTTTAAACCATTTTTTATAAGCCTTTTCTGTACTTGGCTCAAGGGCGTCAATATCATATTTACCAACGCTCAAGATGTAATTCAAATCTTTAAACTCTACTGTTACATCAAGACCATGTATAGCGGCAACAACCCCTATTTGACCTCTTTTATTAAAAGGATCAGTTGTTAATCCTTCGGGTACTTTTACATAATCACCTACTCTCATATTTGTTGTTGTTTAAATTGTTTTACTTTTAATAGTGTAGCATTTGCCATCTCGTGATACTTTTTTTCAATGTTTTGAGCCGTTCTACTGTGTCTTTCTTTTCTAATGCACTGGCGTATAAATGTGCCTGTAACTTCAAACTCTTCAATTAGTGCTTTTATAACAGCAGCGTTGTAACTCAAACTCTTTTTTTCATTACTTTTGTCCATTGCTTTTTTTGTTTTAATTATAAAGCAAATATATAGACTTTTTTCAATACACAAAATATTTATGTAGTTTTTTTTCAATATTTTTATTATGAATAAATCAACAACTGAAAGATTAGCCGAATACATGGCTTTTCGTAGCATTAACAACAATATGATAACTGTATCGGCAGGTCTATCTGTTGGTCAAATAGGCAAGGCAATAAGTAACAATGCTGGAATAAATAGCACTTCTATTGAAAAAATTCTACATGTGTATACTGAAATAAACCCAGAATGGCTACTAACTGGCAAAGGTGATATGATTAAAAAAAAATCAGAAATCATAGCATTAGAACCTACGGGTAGTGATAATGTGATATTACTAGATGCAAAAGCAGCTGCTTATACTTTCTCTAATGCCTATACAGAACCTATAACACTTGATAATTATGAAACATTACGAGTGCCAAAACTGCAACACCGCAGGGGTACTTTTTATGCTATAGAAATAAGTGGCGACAGCATGCACCCTACAATATCCAATGGAGACCACCTTGTTTGCAGGCAAATTGCAATAGATGAGTTTGTGAGTGGTATGGTTTATGCCATGTGGCACCAAGAGCATGGGCTTATATGTAAACGCCCTAGCTGGATAGACAGAGAAAAAGGCACTATATTGATGCAATCAGACAATGAACGTATATCTAGCTGGACCACACATATAAGCGAATTGAGTGCTATGTTAGAAGCAGAATGTAAAATTTCATTTAACTTAAGAAGTTGGAATAATGGCTATAGGTCAGAATTATCAGAGTTAAAAGAGCGTATAATAAAACTTGAAAAAAAGATATTTTAATGAAATGTACTGCAAAACATTGTTTTTTTTTAGCTTTAAACCTCTTGTTTAATGGGTAAAGCACTTTAAAACCAATGCTTTAAATACTATTTAACTGTTTTTTTAAGGGGTATTATCCCCTTGTTTATTGTTGTTTTTTAGCCTTTTTTAGCCTTTTTTGTCTATTATATGCTACTATATTCATTAAAAAAAACGACTTTTTGTAGTCCTAACTGTAGTCCTAACTGTAGTCCTAATATAAAAAATAAGGTTTTAGTCAAGTTGTGGTTGCTGGCAAAAAGGCATAAAAAAAGCCCTCAAAATAGGGCTTGTGTAGTTGGCAATGTTTGTGTATGTTTGTGCTTTATAATCAATAAAACAAGGCTTTTATGGTGGTTTTAAGGCTATATTATAGTTGTAATGGCGGTATAGTATAAAAACGGTAGTATATAGCCAATAATAATGGCGGTATAATGGCGGTAAATAGCGGTAAATGTACAATTCATTTATAAATCATTTCATCCTTATTTTTCTTAATTGCCTTATTTTTAAGGCTTTTTAAGGCTTTTTAAACCTTTTTTTATTTATTTAGTATGTACAATTCATTTTATAGCCCCTAAATAGTTTTATCATCAAACCAATACCCAGTAAATTTATTAACTATAATTTTGTTTTTGGGATTATCAACTGTAGAAATAGAATTGCTTTTTCGAATTATTAATAGATTCATATCTTTTTCCATTAAAATCATTCCTTGATTTCCAAAGTCTGAACCGCCAAAAAATATTTCAAATCTAGGCGGTAATTTAGAACTTAAAAAACCGCCTCCTCCTAAACCATAATAATAAGTCTTGCAATCTAAATACAAGTACAAAGCTAATAATGTAACTGATAAAATTATTATATTCTTCATTTTCATAATTTATCTATTAACTGGATATCCAGGGTTACTATATTGAATTGAAAAGTTAACTGGAATAAAATTATACTGTTGAACCCCGCTACCGCAAGAATTCTTTCGTGTGGTTCTTTTTCAAAACTCATAAAAACACCTTTTTCAAGATTATAAATTTTTATACTCACTACTATTTTTTTTAACATCTTACTTTATCCTTTATTGACTCTACCACACGAAAGGATTCGTGCGGTAGCGGGGGCCAGCTTGGGTTGCAGCCGCAACGAAACCCTAGCTG